CTTACCCTCAAGCAAATCAACCGCTACCTTAAAATCCTTATCCGATACACCTTCAACAACTTTATCAAGTAAAGCCTTACCTTTACCTAGAATGATTCTTTCATCAGAAGCAGCCTTCTGCCGCCAATAAACCTTTCTTCATGAAACCCCGTGAGGTTAATGCTCCGGGGTATAGAACGGATAAGGGTGTGCTCTATGACTATCTTGATCTGGCTGCTAGGCGTATTGCTCGTGCTCAAAATTATGGGCCTAGTGGGAATTTTATTAAAGAGTTTGCAGTGAACATGGAAAAGAAAGGGGTTGATCCTAGTTACGTAAAGGCAGCTACTGATCGGATATTGGGGACTGACGGGACCTCAATATACCGATCTTTGTTTAGGACCGCTAGAGTTTTAAACAGTTTTGCTTTCGGATTACCTACTACCATTGTCAATGCTTCACAGCAAGCTAACATCCCCATTGAAGCAGGGATGGGTTCCTATTTAAAGGGATTATCTAAGATCTATAAGAATAGTGCTTTGGTGCAGAAAGCGGGAATCACTTCCCCTGAAGCTATTCGAGAGATTAGAAACTCAATGGCAGGCACATTGGAAGCTGATGGGGCTCTTGAGAAGGTACAAAAGTTCTGGTTGAATACAATTGGATTCAATCTTGTTGAAAAGGTGAACCGAACATTAGCGGGTTCAACTGGGATTGAAAAGGTTAGAGGACTGTTTTCAGCGGTTCAAAAGAATAATAAAGATGTATTAAGCCGGGGGGTATTGAATCAATATCTCTCTAAACCCACTGTGAATAAAGCGATTGAACGGGGATTCCTCAATAATAATGATTTACTAAAGGCCGCTCAAAAGCTTGAGAAGGATACTCAATTTTGGTATCTGACTACCGATCTTCCATTAGCTTTCACTAGTGAATTCGGTAAGGTAGCCACACAGTTTAAAGCTTCAGCTTATCTCCATAGTATGTTCTTGAAGAAAGCCGTATATGATGAATTTAAGAAAGGTAATTATAAACCAGCATTTATCTGGGCTACCACTCAAACAGCCTTGGGTGAACTTACTAGTGATGCTAGGGAATTGATTCGTGGGCGTAACCCATTTGATCCTAAAAACCCCCGTGTAACCACTGACATCCCACAACGTACCATAGAGAATCTAATATTCAATGGGGCGGGTCTTGGTGTGTTAAGTGATGCGGTTAAAGCTGTCGCTGGTAAGGGGAGTGAATACACTGTACCTAGTTTCCTGTTTGGACCATCTTACGGGAAGGTTATGGATATCAATAAGATCATAGGTGCTTACAATAATAGTCCTTGGAAGGGTGTTCAGCAGACAGCTAAGACTGGGTTAGGCTGGCTTTCACCTACGGTTAAGGGTGTAGTCTTCCCACCTAAATCAGCGCAGCAACAAGGTGAGGTAAGTTCTTTTAGAAGACAGTTGCAAAAGGAACGAAGATCTGGTAACCCTGAAATGAAAGAGTTTAGAAAGAAACTTCGTGAACAAAGGAAACAATAATGAAAGAGTTTAGACCTTTTCCTGGAAGAACGATAGATACCATCGTTTATCATTGCAGTGATACGGAATCAGGTGATGTTAAGGGGATCCGTAACTATCATGTTACCGTTAAGGGGTGGAAAGATATAGGCTACCATTACGTCATAACTCGCACAGGAGAGCTTCAATTGGGTAGACCCATAACAAGTACTGGAGCGCATGTTGAAGGGGCTAATACAACGACTATTGGTATTTGTTTGATTGGTAAGACTAAGTTTAATGAGGTTCAGTTTGAGACAATGAGGCATATTGATTCTGAGTTGAAGCGGAGCATCACAAGTATTAAGTTCAGCAAGCCCCATAACTCATACCCAACTGCTAAGAAGCAGGGTAAGACTTGTCCTAATTTTGATGTTGATGCTGTTTTAAATAAAACTGTAAAGGGAGACTAAGCATGACCGCGTTTGAATTAATAGCTGCAATTACTGGGGCAGTTCTGGGTAGCCAAGCGATTACTGCTTTGGTGCAGGGGCTTATTTCAAAGAAGAAGACTACAGCAGAAGCTAACTCTTTGGCTATGGACAATATGCTTAAGTGGGCCGATGCTATGCGGATTGACATTGAGTCTCTTAAGAAAGAGGTTTACGTGTTGAGATCAGAGAATCAGAAGTTACTGGTTGAGCTCACTGCACTGAAGACCGAATTACATGCTAGAGGTTTAGGCGTTGAGGTTGGGGCGATAGTATCGAGATGACCATCTTATTGTTATTACTTCAATTTATTAAGAGTTACTGGAAACCGTTATTGGTTGTTTCAATACCTATTGGTTGTTTATTAGGTGGGTATTGGTACGGGCATCGTGCCGCTACTCAGAAGATGAAGCTAAGGGAAGCTGCAAATCTGATTGAGCGTGTGAATAAAGGTATTGAAGTTGAGAAAGAGTTCAGGGATAAAAAGATAAAGTATAGGAAGGATAAAGAAGTTAAGCCAGTGGATGACAAACGAGACTCTTGTATCTTAAGTAATCTTCCTGATGATCTAGAGAGTTGTTTAAATAGTACTAATAAGTAATTGGGGTTTATGGGTATTATTAGTAAAGTTATGAGTAAATGTTACTAACTTACCCCAATATTAAAAATGGGTCAATATGGTAACAATATGACTAAGATAATAATTATTACCTTAACTACAATTCTGCTCCAAGCCTGCGTAACTACTCATAAAATTAAAGCACCAACCCCTCCAATTATTAAGCCTGTAAACGTAACTAACCACTGTGTGTGTGGGCAGGACCTCGATAATTTGATTGACAATTGGATTGATTTAGGAGAAGCTTACAAGAAATGCTTATCGACAGGAGACTTTAAGTGACCGAAAAACGCAGCATTGTAATACCACTCTACTGCCTATTGCTCATCTCCCTGCACATCCTAGCTACCTACCAAATACCAAATCTAGATAAGTTCTTAGTTACCCCTCACACTCTCACCCACAATCTATCATTCACTAACTTACTTCATGGTTTGATGTCTAGCTTTTACCATGCTGATTGGGGACACCTTATTGGAAATCTTAGTTGGATATTAATTTGTGGTACTGTTGTTGAGAAGATTATTGGTAGTTGGAAGTTGATATTGTTAATAGTTCTTGCTTGTTTCACCTCTTTATTGGGGCACACATTCTATGATCCGAATAGTATTCATTTGTTTCTCGGTGCTAGCGGCGTTGCTTCGGGGTTGTTTGTGGTTTATACGACGACTGTCTAGGCCAATACTACTTTTATTACTGACATTTTCTTTGTCTAGTGAGACAATAGCTGGGCTAGGTAATCTTGATTTTGTAGCACACTTTGCACATGTTGGTGGGATGTTGGGAGGTTTGTGGTTCACGTTGGCTTATTATCTACAGAAACATTATGAAAAAGCTAAGCTCAAAAGAATTGTTAGTGTTACTTGATACCTATATCAGTAGAATCCGTGCCGCTGTTGTTAAGCGATTACGCCCTGATTACGGGGTGTTAGATGAACTCATCCAGAATCTATATCTCAAGATCTTAGATAACCCCACCTACACCCATAAATCAGATAGAATGTTTGTTCAATGGGCCATTCAAACTGTTAAGCGGGATTACTATACCATAAGAAAAGAGGATAACAAGTTTCAATATGTTGAGAGTGAGAGTGAGTTAGAGGAGTTATCGATAGACGTTGATAAGCACAACCCTACGTATAAGTCTTTTATAGTGGGTTCTACCGCAGACACAACCCTGATGTACCATGAGGTTATGGCTGAAGCCCTTGAATCCCTACCAGAAGAACAACAGTATGTATTAAAAGAATATGAGTCGGGTAAGACTCTTACTCAAATAGCTAAAGAGTTAGGTATCTCAAAATTCACAGCTCAGAGTAGATATCGTTACGCTAAAAAGAAACTGAAAGATCACTTCAACACAGGGATAGCGAGCAAACTATGATCAAACAGGAAACTGAGTGTGAAGTGTATGGACCTAAGGTTATAATGGTTTACTCTGAATATGAGGAGTATGTGCAATTACTGCACGAGCTGGTTCCCAATATAGAGTGTAACACCAGCATTATAGCTGAAGTTAGGCAGTTAGAGATTAATGGTGAGGGGATATTCTATGTGTGGTTCTCTCCAACTACTACACTTCCCGTGCTAGTTCATGAAGCATTCCATTTAGTTTCATTCATCTTTGGGACTGTCCAAGTTGGGTATGACTATTATGACCATGAAGCGTGGGCTTATTACATTGAGTGGTGGTTTAAACAGTTCTATAAGTTCATCGATTACGTACATCAACAGCAAGAGGCGGCTAAGATTACAACCGCCCCTGAGGAAGCGCCAATTCCTATCAGTTAGTTCTACGCGAGTAGTGTTGGTTTAATTGAGGGGTTAATTCCATTGGGTTCATGGGTAATAGGGTGTAGTGGAATAACTCCTTGTTGAACTGTACTAACGTAACCCCGCCTGCGGGAGTATTTGTTAAATCCGATCGCAACTTATCTACCTTCAAATAGATCCTTCCATCTTCTGCTTTAGGTAATAACCAGATGTTATCTGCATCCTGAGAAATACGTACAGAGCCCCTAAGATCCATGCTGTTCATAGCTCCTTGGAACTTACGTGGGTGGGTTACTAGCAAGATACTTAACTCAGGGTATACTCGTTTAACCAATCGTTGAAGTTTAATCATTGCTTGTTCAATATGCTCTCGCTCGTTATCGCCTGGTTGTATGAAGTAATGCAGATGATCAAGGATCACATAGCGATACCCTTCAGCATAAGCCATCTTAATGGCAAGCTCAATCTCTTCTAAGGTTGTAGCTCCTACACGATTGATCCCTTGAATCGGGATAGTAGCAATAAACCGACCCACCATCTGATTATATTGTTCATAGGTTAACCCTATGATATCATGGATATTCCTACCAATAAAGAAGGATAACAGTTTAGGGATGATATAGGTTTGAAAAGGAACCTCGAATGACCCTATCAGAACCTTAACCCCCTGCTTAGCTAGGTTGTAAGCAAGTGCAGTACTTAATGTGGTTTTACCTACACCTGTACTGCCACTTAGAATGGTCAACTCTCCTGGTCTAATCCCACCCGTGATGTTATCCAATGCCGAGAAGCCTGTTGAGAAGCAGGTAGCCTTATGCCCCTGTAGATACTTAAAGGTGTCTTCATTACTATCCTGTAGAGAAGTAAGTAAGGGTTTATCAATCCTAGTTGCTTTGGATAAAGCTGACTGCCAAAGCTCTACTGCTTTATCTTTTAGTAGAAGATCGTTAACATCCTTAGCTGGATACTTTAACCGAAAGCTCTTATGGCCTGGGAATCGTTCAACTATCTTATCCAATGCCTCTTCTGATTCTGGTGTTTGATCTACTGCGAAGTAAAGGTTCTTAAACTTATTGAAAGCGTCAATGGCTAATTTATCAGGGATGTCTTTAGATGGCAGCCCAATCACTGCTGCACCAGGGGTTAATTGAATAGCTGATAAGGCATCAAGCCTGCCCTCACACACTATGCAATCATTGCTTTCAATTGAGCCAGCCTTATCTACATTGAATAATGTGCGTGGCCCGTATGCCATATAACGTGGCATGTTAGGCCCCGGGTTAACTATACGATATTCACAATTGATGAGCTCTCCCTTACGAATTTCTGGCAGCACCACCGCCTCTACTTCAGCCTCTCCTATGCGTAAACGAGGCTCATAGCCAATTAAGTATTCTTTTAGAATGGATGGGGTTAATCCTCGTTTTTGCACTAAATACTGTAAAACGGATGATCCTGATGTAAGGAATAAAGCTTTAGCACAGTTATTGACATATTCTAGAGTTAACTTTGGCGCTGCTTGTGGTGCGGAAGAATACATCTTATATCCTTTATAGTTACAATGAAAGCAGTAGAACGCACCAGATTGTTTGTCAGTATAAAGTTTAGGGTTGTGATGAAAGCATTTAGGACAGGTGGTAATATAGTGGGTATTTGTCTCGTGCATGAATCCCCTAATTAGATTAGACGGTAATCGGTGAGACCTCTTCGTTTCTCTTCCTTCTTTTTAGTGGGTTTAACTTTCTTTTTGGTGGTGGATTTAAGGGTTAACTTTTCTTTTTCTTTAGGCTGCTTACTCGGCATCTTAATTCTCCTTTTATTAAAGCATCATATTGGTATGCTATATTTTTGTAGAGATCCATTAATTGTTTTAATTCTGATTTAGAGTATGTGGTGTGTTCAAAGTCACCTATTCCGTCATATGGGCAGAACAGGATATGCTCTAACACTTTAACCAGTGGGCCTGCTTTAATCCGTCCGATAACTATTTCATTTGGATCGTTGTTTTTTTTCATTTTGTTTCTTCCCTTTTAATTCAGTAATTAGCTTATAGTCCCTTCCATATCTAGCTGGACACTCAGGGCATTGAAAGTAAACGGTCCTGTCTAAATTGACATCATAGATTCCCACTAATCTTGAAAAATGAGTGTAGTCTCCATAGAATTCTTTAGAACCTTTAGGGATCTTCTCTGCTACAAAAGAAGCCTTGCACTCAGAACAACTAACTGGCCCATCCATAATTATTTTAGACATGTAAACCCACCCCCCGATCTTCTACTAGACCATCGATAGCTTTTCTGCACTCCTCATAGGCTGCTCTAGTATCTTTAGAGATAGTCCCATCGTATTTGATCAGCTTTCTAAGCCAACAATCTAAATCACAAAGAATGGCATAATAGCTCCCACCATTTACAGCTAGCTTATATTCTGTTTCTTCTTCTGGTAATTGATATTCTAACTTAGCTTTCATATTAATGCTCCAATCTAATTTTAATAACACCCGATCTAATAACCCCTAGTTGTTTCGCAACCTTATAACTAAGATCAGCAATCCTACCTCTTACATAAGGGCCCCTGTCTGTTACCAAAGCCGATACTTGTCGACTGTTATCTAAAGTAGTAACTGTTACAAATGTACCACAAGGTAGGGTCTTATGTGCTATTGTTAACATGTGCTGGTCATAGCGTTGGCCACAGGCTGTTTTCTTGCCATGGAATCCAGGGCCATACCAAGAGGCTAATCCAACCTGTTCTTTGCTAAACACGTACTTATTTAAGAGCAGAAGTAGTGTAAACATTACAATAAGATAGATGGATTTTGTTATAAATTTATGGGTTGTTATGGGCATTTGCGCTCCTTTATTTGAGAGCATTACTTAAATAATAATATGTAGGTGCTGAACAAACAAATATAGTGTATCATTTGATCCACTCCTAATACAAAAAAGAACCAATGAACCTTACCTTCATTCCATAGTTTATAGGTTAAACGACTTGAGCAGAAATCAGTTATACCATGAAGAAGCCCATTGAGTAAAGCGTATTCCCAACCAAATAATAAGAAGCAACCTGTATACACTGTAATGTGGGCTAAGAATGGTTTCCATTGTTTAGCCTTATTGAGAGACATCCAATTAGTTTGGAGAACAAAATCACCAACACAATGAGTCACTAAGATTAATATGAGTGTAGTTAAGGGCATGTTGAACCTACTTCCCAACCAGCTTGTCTTATTTTATCACCCGCTTTGAGCGATACGAAATCAAACTTCTCAAACCAATGACCATAATCCCCAATAGCAAAAGGTAACTCGCGCCCTTCAAGAAGAGCCAGTAAATAGCGATCTCCAACGTATCTAAGTAAAACTGATTTATTCTGATTAGACCAATGCTTTGATACAATACTTTTACCAATCCACTTAGGATCGTGGATATCCTCAATCTGTAACCCTCGCATACTGGCTCCTTATCCCACTATCCATACAGTTTTACCCACCTTTTCTATTTCACCCCAAGTTGCTCTATAGTAAGCCTGACCGCCAGGTTCCATATCTTTACCTAGATCTTGAACATACCCTTGAACACCCCAATCTTTTGTTTCAGTAACAGTTAGCATACAGCCTTGAAACATTGGGTTCTTACAGGCTTCTGGGCTTAACTGAACCACATCTCCAACTTTTAATCTAGTTGCCAGCATACTCCTCCTCTTCAATTAATTGGAGCTCCCGATCATTGATGTTGTTTCTCATCATACCCCATAGTCAACTCCTTTGATTGGCTTAACCCCACTGTTAGGCACCAAAAAATCACCGTAATCTGTAGCTACTTGATAAAAATATCTTTTATGATAATCGAATCTTGTCTTCTTTTTATAAACATTAAGTACCTTAGCAGCGGTTTGCTTCGTTGTGTACAACGCCAACGACTTTATAGGGACGTAACGATCAGAGACATTAACTATATCTCCTACCTTAAACACTATCTTAGGATTGGGGGGCATTACTTACCTCAATAAGGTATGAATCACTTTAGTTAGAATTCCAATAGTTGTTTCTTTTGATGTAGCTCCTTGTGGTACAGCCCAAGATATCTCATCAGAACCTGGTCTCTTATAAAGTACCATGCAAAAACTAAAGGGTCCAGCAGTATCACAGAAAGTTTTAAGCCCATTAAAAGCAGACATACCTGGGTTCACCTCAGGAAATTCAAATAGATCACCCATCAGATTCCCCCTCCTTTATCAAAGCCAACCCTAATAGTAAGTAATTACGGGCATCGGTGAACCTAGATTCAATCGATTCTGTACTCTTCACAGATCTATTCTTAAGGTAAGTCTTAATGGCGCTGATATGCTTATTCATATAGATCCCCCACACTAACAGAGGATCAACCCCAAGTTCAGTACCATTTTGCTTAAAGTTAGCTAGGACATCTTTATCTTCTTGAGTGTACTCAGCTCCCTTGGTTTCCATCAATTTAAATTCAGCTTCATACTGAGCATCACACAGTTCATCAAAAGTCTTCTTATCCATACTATTCCTTTGGCTGTAGATGTTTCATTGGGATATTGAACTGGGTACTGAATAGCCCATTCTTAGCTAGAACCTCCATACTGATAGCAACATATTTCTCACCCTGACTCTCAGTGAATGTTACCATAAGGATGGTCAACCCTGAAACAAATTCTTTTATAACTTGAATAGTCCCTTCTTGAACCTGGGTGAGTAGGTCATCCACATTCTTTGTTTCTTTGAACAAACGTAGGATAAGTTCACTATCCGCATTAATGATACCCTGCAATTCACCAACAGTATGGTTATTTCTAGCGGGCATTACGCACTGATATGGGGGGATCACACCTCTATGGATCAATCCTTTAGTTACTGATCGGTCCCCTCCTGGAATATAAGATACATTAATCTTATTGATTATTTCATAAGGTGCCCCATCAAATTCAATGGGTTCTATTTCTATAGGGGAATCCACAATGGGTTCAATAAACTTAGAAGCAAACTTCTTTTCTTTCTTTAACTTTTCTTTCACCTTCTTACGGAACCCGCCCTTAAACTTAGTCTTTCGTAACATGCACGCTCTCCTTAAAATTTAAGTATTTAATCATCTCAAAGTTAGTGAAGTACATTGCTTCTGTAAAATCCCAATGGTATCTACGACTAAACATCTCTTTAGTAGCATACACCCAAACAAAAGCATCCTTCATTAAAGCAGAGTAATACAAATGAGAAGTATCTGAGTGAACTATATTTAAGTTAAATATGAATAGGAATCTGGTTAACTCAACCAACATCAAATTAAGAAGCTTAACTCGTTCAACATTGTAGCTGATATCTTCGGCAATAGCTATCACAAGAATCTTATCCCGCATAGCTTCTGTAATCTTATAGCGTTTAACACAATCCTTTATAGGTCTTGAAGAGAATATGATAAGGGGTTTATCTTCTTGAATAGCATGCCAAACCACATTCTCTTCCAAACCACGTTCCCCCCTAATTACTATCACAGCATCAGGGTTAGCTTCATAGAAGTATTGTACGAATAAGGGGGCTTCAGTACCAAAGAACTTCCCCTCTCTACTAGCGTAGCAAGCTACCAAAATCTTATTGAGTAACGACGTGTTTCCCCAATAGAACACTGGTCTATTCCGATAGATTGAATTCTCTAATTGTGGGAGAGGGGCTTCAGTTATTTTCATATTACCCTTTAAAGAGTTGACCTTCCACAACTACTTTGTAATTGATTACAGGGATCGGTTGGCAATGAACAACCCCTTGTGGATCTAGATACCCAATGCCAAACCCTAACATCCACTCTTTATTTACTTTAAGTCTCTTACGATAATCGATTGATTCGGAGTCTCCACCCCATCCAGTATTCATTGCAACATGGGCAACCCCTATTGCACTACCCTGATAGATCACCCCCAATCTATGGGTATGCCCAAACACAATGTTATCTTGAACAGAGTCTAGTGTTTGGAACATTGCTGCTCGTCCAGCGTAATCCACATCATGAGCCATAAACAACTGACCTAGTGTCTTAAACTGTTTATAGGGAACAAACTCCCATTTATCCAACTCTAATAACTTATCTAAGGTAATACAACCATATAACTCAGGAGCTCTGTCTATGATGTATCGCTTTAATCTATCCTCATGATTACCTTCTAAAAAGATTAAACGTTTAGAACCAAAAGCTTCTAATTCCCTTAAAGCTTTTTTAGCTGGTTGAATCTCTTCCAACAACAATCGTTTTCTAGTGGGATCTTTACTGTGGCTAGATATAGTGTAGCAATCTAAGAAATCACCTTGAATAACAATTACTTCAAACTTCAAACTATTACATACTTTTAACAATAGCTTCCAATAACGCTTATCATTGTAAGGAAAATGTTGATCTGGTATAAATAAAACTCTCTTTAGCTCTTTTTTAGACGTCATTAGTATCCGATCTTTTAAGGAGTTTACGGAGTAGGAGATTCATTTGCATTGTATTGGTGTCGATGGATTCTAACTGGTTTACTACCTTCTTTAAGAATATCAAGTGTCCAATAATAAAGCCCACAAATAATAGTATTACCATAGTTAACCCCCATAAACATTTGAAATTATCCTAGCTAGACTACGATGGATGTAGATCAAACTTTCCATAGCTCCTTCTAGTTCAAGTTCAGCCATTCGTTTAGTTTCTATATGAGGTAACATTAGGGAGTCATCTTCTTGAAACCCATTGATAACGCTACAAACCTTCTTAAGTAAATCAGCTACTTCATCTGGAGTATTCATTCAAACTCCTTACGGTAATTTGATAATATTCGATGTTGTGATTCTAAGGTGGCACCGCCACTAACCCCATCTAACAACTTAATAAAACTCTTTAAACTTAATAGAACTACCGGTAACTCCCTATCCCTTTGTTTGATCACAATGGGGTCCAACTGCTCTCCTATTGGAGCTGAACTTGAATCATGCTGTGCTTGCTTCCACTTAGCCCATATGGATTCACCCCCCTTCGAACATTCAATGTGATACTCTGTTCCTACTATATCAGGTATTGATGCAACGTAGGCCCCTTGTGATTGAAGCCCACGTTTAGCTTTAGGCCAAACAGTTTGCAAAACTCTTGCAATCTTTTGTTCAAAGGCTCTACCTTTTATTCTCTGTGATTTACCCATAGTTATTTCTTTGCTGCCCATGAATCTCCAATGCCTAGCTCACATCGTATTGGAACTCTAAGGTTAAGATTGAATCTGTTGAGTGAATCTACTTCTATAGTCTGCTTCAATCTCTCTGAAAAAGCAAGAGCATTCTCTTCTTTAACTTCATAAATAGATTCATCGTGCACTAGGTGCAACAATCTCCCATCATACTCCTTTGCATACTCACCAACTAATAGCTGTGTGAATGCGCACAGGTCACTAGCAGAGGGTTGAATCTTACTATTAACCCCTTTCCTTAGGGCCATATCTTCAGTAAGGAATATCTTTCTACCAAACAAAGTTGTAACTGATCCAGTCTCATGCACTTCTTGACACACCCCACGTTGCAATTGCTTTAACCCGCTGAAAGCGTTAAAGTAAAGCTTGATGTAATCAACAGCGGTCTTATAGGAACAAGGTTTCTTTAACTGTTTTTGAATACGCACTGACAACTTCTTTGGTCCCATACCATAGAGGATCGAAAGCCCTATAAGTTTACCAAAGTCACGTTCTACCTTATGTTCTTTCTTAAATGTTTTTAAATCAACATTTGAAAGTTTGAGTAATTCAATTGCGATAATGGCGTATAGATCTAATCCCTCTTTAAATATCTGGCAAAGTTTAGGGTCATTGGAATAATGTGCAGCTAGTACCGCTTCAATCTGAGAGTAATCTGCAATAACTAATTTGCAGCCGGGCCTTGCAACAAACAGATCACGTATGGTTGAATCGCTTGAGATGTTCTGAAGGGGTGGGTCGCTAGAGGACAATCGCCCAGTACGGGCAACGTCTAGATTAAAGTTAGTGTGAATCCTATCATTAATAGTAAAGTTTATCAATCTATTTAACAAACTTGTTTTTGATTGATGCTCACTCAATCGCAATATATCATCTACTGCAGGAACAACCCCCGCATAATCTTCCAACACCTCCGCACTAACAGACACCTTACCCTTATAATCCACACATTTTACATTAAACTTATTCGATAGTAACCAAAGCTTATCTGGATTAGAGCCAAAGTTAAACTTTAACTTCTCTTTGTAACGGGCTTCAATTGCAGGTGTAATCTTCTTCAAACCATTCAGCTTCTCAGACACCTTGGTGTTCTCATACTCAGAAAACAATGGTTTATATTTTTCATAAAGATCTATCTCGAATTTAGTTTGATCTTGCACAGAAGAATCAAACAAACTCTTTAAAGCATTTAGATTGATTCCAATCCCATCGAACTCCACTCTAGCTAATAGATTCGCCAACGGCATTAAGTATCGATAGAAGAACTCAGCTTGCCCACATTCTTTTAACTTAATCGCAATAGCAGTTGCTAGTTTGTAGGTATACTCACAATCAGTTAGGCAATATTCTTTTATAGTTTCTATTGAATGGTTGGCTATCTGCGCCCCGATGTTATCCTTCCATGGGGGTAGCCCTAGCATATACCCCACTAAACTCTCTAGGCCTAACGACATTGGCTTATCTTTCAAGAGGCTAGCTGCTACTAGGGTGTCAAAAGTATTCTTGGGAAACACGCCACAATGTTGTCGTATAAATTTAAGATCGAACTTCCCATTCTGCCAGATCAAGCCATCTTCTTTATGTATTTCCAACCACTGTTTAATTTCGTCAATAGAAGTTAATACCCCTTTATCCATAGGGGAATAATACCCAAAGCAAATAATAGAATCCTTCAGAAACGATAGGCCAGTCGTTTCCAAATCGCATGCATACATTTGCATAAGACCCCTAATTTAATTGATTTCTACGACATCGGCTGGCATTGTACTCAACACACCAACAACATCTGATCTATGTACAAGTTGAAGCTCTGGGTATTTTGGGTAAGCAAGAAAGGGGGCATACTCTGAGAACATAACATAAGCCCCTTCTTTAATTATCTCCTCAACACTCTCATCCCCCTTCTTAAACTTAACTACAGTTCCCGTAGTAGTTTTCTGAGATAGAAGAGACAAGTATTCTTGGGGTAGATATATGGTGCCGATCCTTTGTTTAGCCTGATGTCTTATAATCAGGATGGCATCTGGATTAGTGGGAGTAAACGAATCAATAAAAGCTTGACGTTCTTTTGTCTGAGCTTCTGTCCGTTCCACTAATTCTGTTAAAGGTTCCACGTGCTGAACACTATGTGGAAGATTAGCTCTTCCTATTTGAGGAATACGATTTGGATATAGGGGCATAGATCTCCTTAGAACGGTGCGTTTGATTGAAAGAATTGAGGTTGTTGGAAGCTATTAAAGTTACCACCACCACTCCTACCCTGACCAATGTAAAACTTAGCAACTGCTGTGGCCTTACCTTGTTTAGTGTAGTACACCTTGATCTTCAAATTAGCTCCAAGATTAGCAGCTAGAAACTGCTTGCCTTCTTCAGTGAGAGTTCCTCTCAGCATTGGTGTCCCACTCTTAGTGTTCTCCCCATACAAGAATAAATGCGGTGGTTCCTGTGGTTGCTGCTGTTGTTGAGGAAACCCACCTTGCTGATACACCGGCTGCTGCTGTTGGTAACCCTGCTGGTACCCTTGTTGGGTGGGGAATTGTGGTTGGGTTTGACCCTGAAAGGGTTGAACGAAAGCAGGTGGTGCTTGATAGGCCGCTTGATTAAATTGCTGTTGTGGTACAGCCACCGGTTGTGGCGCCTGCATAAACTGTTGCACCGGGTTTACCGCGGGGGCTGCGGTGATTGGCTGCAACACATTGTTTGGATCAAACACTTCTGTCATATCAGGCTCCTTTGCCTTGAGGTACATACTTGACCTCTATACATGTTTTCAGTTTATTTAAAACCAGATCAAACCCTAAACCTTTATACTTACCATAGGTACCATATCGCGTCAATAAGTGTTTCAATAAAGCTGAACGATTGTTTGGTGTACACATCTCCGGGGTAATCGCTTCAGCTGTATCTAATTCGATACAGTTATCAGGACGGATCCCACTATAACACACGTTATGAAAGTTACAATACAGTGGATCACACTGCCAGTTATCCCCAAACAAATACTCTTGTTGTGGAGCAACGGCTCCCTTCGATTTATAGATCTCTTTTAATCTAGCTATACCCGCTTCAGCAGCTTCTGGGTTATAGGGGAACTCCATGATGTGCCATTCTTTAGTGTCCCTATTATCATAATAGATCATTCCATGTGTTATATTCTTATCACGAGCCCATTGAGAATGAAGGTACATTTGAATCTGAAAGTAATGGGATTCATCTGGTAGTCCTGACTGCACAATCCGTTTAAACTTATGGGTGTTAGCTGATTTACAATCACTGATATAGAGTCTCTTCGTTTTGTTGTCTATAACGAAACGATCTATCTCTCCCGTTAATGTAAAGCTATCATCAAACTTCTCAATATCTAAGCGTTCTTTCATCAATATCACTTCAAGATCTGGCACCTTAGACACCCAATCAAATACGCATGCTTCCGTGCGGTGGCCTTGATCTAGAATTAAGAGGAGTCGCACTCCAGAAGATACTTCCGGAACAGTGCCAGGCTTTTCATAATTTAATAATTGAAACCCCAACTTACGACCACAAGCCATAACTTGAGAAGGAGATATGGGATTCCTAGGAGTCTTATCTTTCTGCAATAACTCTAGAAGGGTGGCGTGCATCCGTACGTTTAATTCACTGGGGGTGCATTGACCTTTTAAGAAATCTTTAAATGCTGGTAGTTTTATCATGGTTGCCTTAAAGAGATTTATAAAAGGTGCGTTCGAACTCATTAAATCCAGACTTAACTAACCCACCTATAGCGGCTTCACCGGTGTCCTTACTTGCAGATAACAATATGGTAGAGATGACCCCACTAGCTTTATTCTCTTTAGCCCATTCTGTAAACTTATCCATCAAAGCTCTACCTACTCCAACCCCTCTGTAACCCTCAGCCACATACCAAGATATTTCTTGGGCAAATAACATTTGAGTGAATGTGTAATTGCTTAGCTTCCCTAGTATCCAACCCACTAACTCATGCTTATGATAAGCAGCAAAGCACCCATATTCAGGATCACTTAAACACTTAGCCAACCATTGACCTGTGTTGGCGTAGTCCAACAGAAAAGGAACATTCTGATGCCTAGCCCAATCAGTTAATAAAGGGGCCAGCAATACAATATCTTGTGGTAACACTTTATCGATCTTTAACATTCGAATCCTCTAACTTCTTACAGTTCTATAGGACATTAAGGAAATAAAACCTATCATAATCACACCTATAAAAGCAACACAAACACAACTTTTTAAATCGTCTATAAGTTTCATTTAGCCTCCTCCCCCACATTAGCTAATAACTTATGAAGCTCCTGCATTGACTGCACCAAGGCTTCCAATTTGGTAATCATACTATTTGCGTAATCCTCTAACTGCCCTAAATCTGATAATGCTTCTTTCATATTACCTCCTTAGTGTAGGGTCCAATTCTTATTTATATAGTAGCAAAAGTCTTCCTGGGCTTCAAGATAAAACCATTGGCAGATCCGAATAATACTCTCTTTTTCTTTTGGTGAAAACACTTCTAGATCTTTAGGTTCAGTGCCTTCATTGGTAATGCACACATCTAAACAATTTGCCTTCAATAAACGTTCAGGGTGTAAGTGTCCGTACAAACTATAAGTATCTTTAATCCCACGATAATACGCCCACACACAAAACTCTTTTAACAAAGCCCCTACTCTACCAGACTGATATTCTTGTTTGAAGAACTCTAACTCTAACGGATAGTGAGTTTCCATTTAATCTCCTAAACATAAAAGCCGTCTACGTATGTGATTGGTTTGGCTGCATAACAGTATTGGGGGTTTACACTGATAATATAGCGCACATTATCCATGAAGTCATCCCCTTTCTTTATTGGTTTTCCAGAACCATCCCAAGCGTACGTCATAAACTCTGACATATGATGACGGCAGTTATCACGTATGATTAATTCCGACCACCAAGAACCTTCACGAGTTTTCTTTGGGTAAAGCATTTGTTGCACCCGTTCGATACCCGGTAACACATTGTCATGCTTTCTTGGAAATCGACACCGCAATCCTGCGTCTGCTAATAACTTCAATTGATCTGTGCGGTCAAGTGCTTTTATTGAGGTATCAATTAATTGATCTACAATCTTATATCTGTTCTGAGCTTCAACCTGTTTAATTCTCTCAGCTAATTTAAGAAGCGGCCCATCAAACTTAAGCTCATCTAACACCACCTTCTGCTCATCTTTGGTTACACCTAACCAAGTGACACAGTGTGGTTTCTTTGGATGGGGGTCGATACATCTCCAAACAGGCCAGCTCTCAGGCCATTGAAAGTAAGGGACCATGTGTACTTCTTTTCTGAAGTGTTTATAGATTAATCCAGATACTAAAGCAAACTTACCATGTAATCGAGTATCAAGTTCTTCTTCAGTGTATACAGATTTAAGATCTTCTAATTCATCTTTTGATATATAGGGGTTGGCTTCTGTATCAAGAATAAAACACTCTGTATCCTTAACCTCCCCCGCTAATGCTGGAACCCACAACGTGTTATAAAACCAGATAGCGTTTGGGTCATTACCAAGTGGGGTCATGGTTACAAGCATGCCACCACGTCTATCAATCAAACCTCGACGGATACCTTTGTAGATATTCTCAGGGGGTGG